CAAATGAAAACCACCATACTTTTCCTTGTTCTTCGAATGAAAAGAAGTCCAAGGGATCTTGACGATCTTTTGCAGTCATTGTAATCAATTCCTCATCGTTCATCAAGTGTTTTCGAGATAACACTCCAGGTCCGGCTAATCGTAGTCGTAAACGCATAATCCATCCACGGATACAGGCTTGAGCTCGAATGACTTTAGGTTCGTGAACTTTCAGGGTTTGAATCCATAAGAGTGGAGTTCGTACTCGAGCATGACGACTACAAAAAGGAAGACCCTGCAATGCGTTGGAGGTACATCGATCGAAACTAAGATTTTTGACGGCCATACATGTTTGCATTGTCTTCTTTGTCGGTATCTCTTGAAAACTGGAAATTTGCGGTCAAAACGGATTCTCGGTTTTCCAAGATTGGACTAGTACAAACAACAGAATACAATGGCCACTAATGCAATCATCTCTTCTTCCAACCTCGACGTTAGCAAGATTTCATTTGGAGACATCCGTGCAAACAAAGCCGGAGGCAAGTCAGTTCCAATCAAGTACAACGGTCAATCTCTCCAGATCCGCCTTGAGAAAGCAACCTATCCTATGGGCGTTAACGTTCGTGTCTCTGAGAACGGTACTAACTACACACTCAGTCTTACACTCAAAGGATGCGATCCATTCGCAAAGGAACGTGCTACCGCAGAAACCGGAACCGTCGGAACACTCTACAACTTCCTACAAGACCTTCAGAGCAAACTACTCGACACAGCCGAATCAAACAGTGTCAAGTGGTTCGGTAAGAGCCGATCTCGTTCAGTGCTCGAGGATACGATGAAACAGTTCATCAGTCCAAGCGTAGAGAAGGTTAATGGCGAGTGGGTTCCCACTGGCAAGTATCCTCCAAGTCTCAAGATGAAAGTTCCAGTCTACGATGGACGAGTTGCAATGGATGTCACAGACAGTCAAGGCAAAGCTGTCGCAGTCGATGTCGACAACATTACGAACGTGTTTCCCAAGCGAGTGGAAGCAAGTATTGTTGTAAGTCCTGGAGTCTATGTCTCAGGACAAGGCTGGGGTGTCACATGGCGTGTCAGCTACGCTCGTGTTGCACCTCCTCAACGCACAACTGCCGCTCAAGTCTTCGCAGATGAGATTGAGCAAGAGGTTAAGTCAGAACCTACGAGGGAATACCAGGAGGAGGAACAGGAGGAAGAGGAACAAGAGATCCCGTATGTAGAGACACCGTCTGCTCCACCGGCTCCTCCACCAGTGGTTTCGGCTCCTGCACCTGCTCCGGCAAAGAACCGTCGTCGTGTAGCTGGGGCTGTAGTATAAGCCATACACTTGAAGATCTAGGTGGAGTGTAGACAATTAAATCCTCGTCTACAAAAAGTACCTTTTTCAATTCTGGAAAGTCTAGACGATCTGCAGTCATGGTACATCCTTCTTTGGGTTCAAGTGATTTGGTGCCACATTTTTGGCACGTATAGACCGTTGGCATATCCAACAACATATCCACTGTAACCACACGAACATCTCCTTGCAAACATTGTTCTAAGATGCGTTCAGGTGTAGTCCATTCTTCATTAATAAATCGATCAAAGACAGCTCGTGGAAACAACGACCAAATATCATCAATCGTTTCCCATCCATCTTCTTGAAGCAAGGTTCCAAAGTCATTGTCCTTGAACCAAAGGATGTTAAAGTCTGCATGGTCTTTGAGTGAATGCTCTACACATCCAACTCGTTCCAAACTATCGTCGTATAACCAATGTACATTTGCGTGCATATATCGCGGATCACGTGTTCCTCGATACACTTCGCGTCCATCCATATCCCAACTGTCTGCAATCACATCCAAGTCGTTCTCTGTAATTCCACTTCCGATATCTGTATAAACAAATCCAAGTTGGGTTCTTGAAAGCATTACTCCTTATCAAGTTTATGCGAATGACACTGAAACGCGAACATCGTGTCGACAGATCGTTTTGGTCGCTGAACGTGAGAGTTCGTGTCGTTTAGTCTTACCCTCTGATTTAGTAAGAACCGTTGAACATTCGTCCATATCTTTTTGAATCTCAGCAAAATGTGCGTCAATGTATGCGAGTACATCGTCTTGAATGGCCCATTCGAAAAAGCTGAGTTGACCGACCGTTGTTTTCATATCCATGAACTGAATACGCTTCCAACGACAGAAAGGATCAAACATCTTTTTACTGTATGCCTTCAGATGCGACTTGTAAGCCAAATAGACGATCACGTGTCGTCCGGTTGTGGTTGTATACGAAACATTATGCTTCTTCGCATAATTGGTCACAAACCAGTCAATCAATCGTAAACTCACTTGCGATTCGCCCCCGATAATTGCACGAACGCGTTCAAGAATGGTAGGGTTGCTGTAAAACACCGACAGTCGATGTAACACAAGTTGTTCTTTGCTTTGGATCTCCATGGTAGAAGTGCGTTGGTTCATTGAAAATGGGTTAGACAAGAATATAACAAAGCTTCATGAGTGCCGTATTTAGTTCTCATTTGGGCGTTGAAATTGCAGACATCCAACCCTTCACTCAAGAACTTGGTGAGACCATTGAACTTATGAAAGTCAAACTCGTCAATGAAACGAAGTTGTTAGAAGGAATGGAGGTTCCGGAATACGGTAAAGGAGACTGGTCTATTGAAAACGGACTTTCGGAGACGACGCAGACTACATCTCAATGGAAGAGCGCCTCCGAGAATGGCTGCTCGACAACCGACCCTATACACATCTTAATCACAGACTCAAACATTTTATCCTCTTTTGCAAGACCCTTGAACCGAGACTCTCCTACACTGTACTCAAACGACACATACTCACCCTCGTCGACCGAATCATGCTCGGCGAAGTCGGACGATTGTGGCAAAGAGACCGATGCTACGAACGAGTGTTGCGAATGTACGGTTCCAACGATCAGCGCACGGATGGATGGCACGCCAAGCGAGGCGAGATGATTACTGCCTCTGAAGTCTATGGCGTCTTTGGTTCAGAGTCTGCACGTCGTGAAGTCATGATGCGTAAGTTAGAACCACGTCCTCCAGGAGATGGACCCGGTATTCCTGCATTGTTGTGGGGAACGCGCTTTGAACCGATCGCAAAGCGTATCTACGAAGAACGAACCAACTGCACAATTACGGATGTATCGTGTGTCCAACATCCGCTTCATACATTTCTAGGAGCCTCTCCAGATGGATTGATTGTTCCCAATGATGCGGCAGATATGAAACGCTATGGACGTTTGGTTGAATTCAAGTGTCCGATTAGTCGTGCAATGAAAGCTGAAATCCCTCCAGGGTATGTACACCAAATGCAGATGCAAATGGAGTGTACAGGGATTGATGAATGCGAGTATGTAGAGTTCAGGTTTAAGCAAGTCAACTACTCTGAATGGACCAAGACGACTGAAGTGAAAGGAGCCTTCACAGTCTACGAGGACGGCAAGGTACTCTACGATCAAGAAGTCTATGAAGATACGACTCAAGTGGTGTATTGGATTCTAGGTTCGATTAAGGAAGACTTTGTACCAAAGGATCCAGAATGGCTCTCCAAGCATTTAGAAGGATTACGACAGTTCTGGAATGAGGTGTTGGAGCATCGTAAACATGGTACACAACCACCGAAACCCGAAGAGAAGAAGGTGGCTAGTTTGGATTTGTAGGCTTCTGTACTATGAACATAATATCATCATGTCTTCCTTTCACATGTCTACGGTCTTCGACGCGACTCACCATAGAGGAAGGTAAAAACTTTTTGATTTCATCACCCCATGAAGGATGTTGAAGATCTTCAATGATCAGATAGCCTCCCGGACGTACAAAATTAATGTACAGAGCGGCAAATAAGCACATTGAGTCTAGAGTATGCCATCCATCATCGATCACTGCGTCAAAGGATTCAGGTTCAAACTTTCCTACAACCGAAGGTGAGTATGCATCTGCCTGTAATATATGAACTCGATGTGTTCGAGGAGTGAATTTATTTCTACGTAGATCGAGATCGAGACCATAGATGTTTGCCTTTGGAAAGTAATCCTCCCATAGCTTGATGGATCCGCCGTCAAACACACCTACCTCAAGAATGTTTTTGCAAGTGTCTTTAAACGGTGAAAATAACGACTCATACACAGGAAGGTATGAATGACCTGTGTTCTTATCCGTCAAAGTATTGTCTACAAGTGTTTCCATTTACTACAATCCAGATAGATATGTGTAAACTATGACCATTACTTTCGTATCGGCGTTTATTAGCTTAGATGAATCGCGTCCAGTGGATAAATCTGTTGACCGTTATTTTGACTTGTTTAATCAACTCCAAACCACTGGAATTCGGTTCCATCTATTCTTAAGCCCTAACTATAGAGGAAGAGTCTCTCTAAGAAATGGTATCATTGAATATGTTTCGTTGAAAGAGTTGAATGCGTATGCGAATGCTCCCTCTGGACTTCCAGACTATCGTAATGCTCTTCATGATACTCGTAACTTCTTGATTCTCATGAACTCCAAGGTTGAGCTTGTGAAACGAGCAATGGATTCACAGATGCACTCTTCTAGTCATTTTGCATGGGTTGATTTTGGAATCTGTCATATGTTTCGAACGCTTGAATCCTCTCTTTCACAGATCCGTCAGCTTGGAAAGACAGTTCTACCTACACCGTGTATGCTGGTTCCAGGGTGTTGGAACAAGCAGGAAGTTGCTCTTTCTCATGTAAGTTGGAGGTTCTGTGGAAGTTTGTTTATCGGAGATCGAGCCTCGATTGAGGAATTTCATACGCTACACTCTCAAGAGTATCCAAAGCTTCCCACTCTAACCTGGGAAGTCAATGTATGGGCTCATTTAGAAAGCGTTGGATGGAATCCTACCTGGTATAAGGCAGATCATGATGATTCAATCGTTTGGACTCCGTATACATCTGGAATTGTTCGAGTTCCTTCAAAGGTCCCACTCTATTGGGCCGGTGGATATAGTTCATTTTATCCTGCAAGTGCAATTGAACAGTTTGTAGTTCAATCGATACAATCCTGTTCACCTTCGGTTTCAGTTGTCTTCTCTCAGTCCGATGGATTGATTGGAGAGGAAGCCTATTCTCAGTTATCCGATACTCACCATGCAACTACACAGGCAGAGAAAGAGTATGAAAAGTTGGAGTCTAGTGCACGCTACGGTACAACTCCGATTGTGGCAATGCTATGCACTCGACAGTTTAACCGTCCTAATTTATTACTATTGCCGTTGGATGACGATACGTTCAATCGCGGACTTACAGCTGTACTACAACCGTTTCATTTTCCCACTTGGGAAGATCGCAAACAACTTGCATTCTGGCGTGGCGGATCCAGTGGGTGTGATCGTCCAACAATTCGTATGCGAGTTGTAGACAAATTACAGGATGTTCCGTATGCAGACGTCAAGTTTACTCCAGGTGGATGGCCTGAGAACGACGCATTGATCCCTAAATCACAGTTTGTGACTCAACGGTGTGACCTTGCTAAACATTTCGAATATAAGTATATTTTCATCTTGGATGGAAACTGTATTGCCTCTGCACATCAATGGGTCTTTGGATCAGGATCGGTTCCAATTATGGTTACACATCCAGACAATGAGTATTGGTTCAAAAAGTACTTGGTTCCCATGGTGCACTATGTTCCGATCCAGTATGACTTGAGCGATCTTCATGAAAAACTACAATGGCTTGTAGGTCATGACAACGAAGCTAAGAAGATTGCAGAGAATGCAATGAAGTTTTCCAAGACCGTCTTCTCATCCGAGTTTCAAAAGGCCTATGTAAAGTCTGAACTCGACCGTCTTCTTGGTGGAAGTGGATCTCTCTTGAATGCTCGTATGGTTGTAAAATCTTCAACCCCAAGCGATATCAATGAACATTTACCCATTCTCTATAACTATGCGAAGCGTTGTACGTCGATTGTAGAATGTGGTGTGTTAGAAGTTACGAGCTCGTATGCGTTTGCGAGTGGGCTGATCGGAACTCCGAACAATTCACTGACAATGATCGATCCTCTTCTCTCCGAGAACATGGAACCCTTCCTAGACATTTGTAATCGAGAAAACGTCAATGCCGCGTTTTTGTATGCAAGTGATTTAGAGTGCGAACCCATTGAAACCGATTTATTGTTTATTGATTCGTGGCATGTCTATGCACAACTCAAGCGAGAGTTAGCGCATTGGCATTCGAGTGTGAAGAAGTATATTCTCATTCATGATACGACGGTAGATGAATGGTATGGAGAATCTGTACGTGGAAATGCAGATGCTGAACGACAAAGCCGTGAGACAGGGTTTCCAGTTGAGGAGATCCGCAAAGGACTTTGGCCTGCGATTGTAGAGTTTTTACGTACACATCCAGAGTGGAAAATGACTGAACGATTTACAAATAATAATGGATTAACGGTTCTTTCAAGGGTGAGTTAAGGAATACTTGATGAAATGGAAATGACCCCAATCTGGTCCTTCTAGATAATTGTTCTCAGACCATGCAAAGAGATATTTAGTTCCAACTCTCTGAGGGAATGGCGTCCAGACTCGTAACTTATAGCTGAAAATAAGGTTCATCAGTCCTGTTTCATTGCACATGAAGATTGGATAGTCATTCATAGTGTGTTGAAGCTCTTCAAATATAACCTTTTCAAGGAGAGATGTATCAAACACAAAGATAGGATTGTTGAAATAACGTTCTTGACAGATCGATCGATGATACTCTTGAAACAAT